GCCCCAGTTCCCGACAAAGACTCTCAGTCCAGCGACTTGCTTCAATCGTGGCATTCGACGAACCAATGACAACGCCCTCCGTGAGTTTCGGGTCCTCAAGAAAGATATCGTTAGCCTCAGTCTTCGTGTAATACGCAGGGAACCTGTTATCGAAATCGCGGCGCTGTTGGTCGAGTTTAGACTGCAACCCATTGAGGGACTCAGTGTTGGCGGCCTTGAACTTGTCAGCCCATTCCTTAGTGGTGAGCGTTACTCGGGCGCCCTGAGGAGACTTGAGCGGTGCCTCGATGTAGTCACCGTCAACCTTGCGGAACTCGGCGTCAATAAGCCGGTGCTTGAAGTCCTCGATAGTCGCTTCAAGCGCGGTCTTCTTAGCGTCAAGTTCCTTATTCCAACCCGAGTGAGTCTTCTCAACCTCAGTAATAAAGTTGGTGACCGTCTCATTCAGTTTGGCGATAATCTTGTCCTGCTCCTCGCCAAAGGAATTCGTGAACTTGATAACATCAATAACGCTGGAGCGAATTCGCTCAAGCACGTCAATATACGTCAAGCCGTCGCGGTAAGTGAACGGGGTAATGTTGTTTACCGAACGCGACTGAACGCGCCACAACGCTTGATCGATTGACCCGATAATGTCGTCACCAGTAGCCATAATATCCTCCAAGTCCTAGTCCGAATGAGTATCCATTAATTAGTCCGCCAGGAGTATGGGGCATATCTGTGTCCCATAGTCCTAGGAATAGTTCGCTGAGTTCCGCGATTACTAGATCATCAACATTAAGCAACGTGCCCCGGTAATCCGCAATCGCACGAGCCTTGGAGCCCGAATACCCCCACGAATTCGAGTGCTGATTATTTACGTAGTTGCTACTTGAAGACGACGTGCTATCCGACTCATTACGAGACGTGGTGTCACCTGACGTGCTCGCGTCGCTGATACTCGTAGCATAGTCCCCATCGCCCGCAAGCCGCGTCTGAGGCGTGTCTGAGCCCACGGTGCGCCCTTTGGACTTGTTGGTGCCACTACCGCTGCCGGTCTGGTGGTTGATCCCAGAGTTCTGGGACTTGCCGTCCTGACTGGTCTCGCTGTAATGACGGTTGCCCTCGAGCGGGTCCGTGTTTTGCAGTTCAGCCAGATACATTCGATTATACCGGGGCATAATCAGTTCCATCTTAAGGCTTAACCGCCAAATAAAAATATCAATTGTCTCGTGAGCAATCTCTTGAAGCCAGTATGTCTTCTTGATTCGGTCATTCAGTGTTTTCCTGTATGCTTCGTCGAAGATTGGATAATCGTCGAGACCAATATGGTCATCAGTTATCCGCACGACGTCACGAAGCATTATCGTTGTTACCGTCATCGTCACCCCCATAGGTAGTTAAATTAGAACCTGCAAGATAGTCATTAAGATTCGGTGCGGCATTGTCGTCTACAGCCCAATTACATGACACGTTAAGCCCGAACATCTCATTAATCTGTTCACAAGCCAGCACACGGGGTTTCATAAATGACTCACGAGATGCAAGCACCTGCCCTGAATTGGCGGCCGCCTCTTCGACCACCATGCGCTCACGCTTAGAATCATTAACATTCATAATCCCAAGCATAGTGAGCGCTTCGCCCCAAATCTTGGACTTAGATTCCATGTGCTTGATTGAAGAAACGGCACCAGCACCAGCATTCTGATTAAGCGGAAACACGCCAATTGTATTAGCGAGATTATCCATACTCATGTTCTCGGTGCCCCACACAACGGGCTCACCATCGTAAATCTTAGAAATAAGATTCTGAATAGTGAGGCGCTGATCCTGAGAGCAAGCAACAATCATAGGGTTACGCTCATTCAGTAGATCAATTTCGATTGTTCTATCAATCTGAGCAAGCCTCGCAGCATAAGAAAGCACTACGTCAATTTCCGGCTCCCGCACCTGATTGCCCCAAATGCAGACAGACTCACTTGCACTCACCTCACGAGAATAGACACCGTTTCGGGTGATACGATATCCCGTGGGGTTATCCTGAATGTCCAGCGGGCCGGAAATTGTCGCAGGCATTGCCATAAACAGTTCGAAGAAACTATCGAAATAGAAAACCGAGTACCCGTTGTTGAAGATAGTTGCTTCAATGAACCGTGGGTCAATGCCATTAGGCAGCCCCTCCCAAGTAAACCTAGAAAGACACTTCCCCATTAACTGACGTCTGTACATGTGTTCAAGTTGCATCTGCCGTGCCTCGGATGAGGACGGGGGAGATGCCATGATTTTCTTGTAGATGCCATTAAGCACGTAATCCTTTTTACTCACTAAGAGTCACCCTAACCGTCTTGTCAATCCGATTGTTGCGAACATTTGTATTACCAATACGCTGAGGAGAACGCCACACAGTCACACCCTTTTCGAAGATTCCTCGCACACTGGCCTTGAATCCCTCAGGAATAGCTGTGTCGACTAAATAGCACTCAGCCATCTTCCAATATGTAAACTCAGTCATAAGACTAAGGGCCTTCGGGAACTTAATCCAAGTATTCATCAAATACCCATACCTAAGCCAGAAATCACCAATGCTACGCATAGCCGCCGGCGAGACACTTCTAATCCTAGCATCAATCACGAGACCGTTGGAGACCATTGCAGAAACGTAGCCCGACGTCTGACCAACTACAGACGGAGGGATAACCTGCATGTCCTGACGCTGACCATTAATCGAAGCAATAGCCGCCTCGTAATCCCCATTAGCAGCAAACTGGGCCAGTTCATAGTTAGTATCCCGCACAGTTCTCTGCTGTTGCTGAGAAATCTGCGAAGCACCACTAGCCAACTGATTCTGAATATTCGCCGTCGACTGAGCCTGAGAATTATTAATCATCGCAGAAACACCAGCCGTAGCCGCCTGCCCAATACCAGCACCAGCCGCCGAACCATTCAGCCCCATAACACCACCAAGCGCCGTCATAGCGCCCTGGGTAGCCTGAACGGTAGCCCGCATATTATTGTAGCGAGACTGAGAATCTGCCATAGCAGAATTACCCCACATAGAATTCTCGGCACCAGCCTGAGTCGCAGCAATACCCGCATTAGCAACATCCCGCGCCGCCGTCGCAGCACGCTGCGCACGCTGTTGCTGCCACTTCGCATTATTCACCTGAGCCGCCGCGGTGTGCGCTGAACTGGCAAGTGCGTTTAGTGCTGAGTTGTTGACGGCAGAGAAAGTTGGTAGGGAAGTATATCCTGTACACATATCCCAACCCTCGCCATATTCATTTGTCACCTTACCGGCACGACGCTCAACAATCACGGATTCTGTAATCGTGTTATAGTCACGGATGGTGAAAAACAAAGATGGATTAGGTGGGGCAACATGAGCATACTGGTTAATGTTAATGCCCGCTGTGCGAATAGACTCAGGTCGAAACTCAACGGGGTTACCAGAATATGTTGTCAACTCAACAATGCAATATGGTGATGTAACAAATTTCTTAAGTTCCCGATATTCCTTCGGAAGCAAAGAAAGAAACTCATTCCTAAAACTGGCATCAGTCAGCGAATAGTTGCGGTTAATGTATACACTGTGGTCGTTAATTTCAGTCCATTTTCCCTGCTCTGCCCCAGCGCCCACATTTACCTTTTCCCCAGCATTCAAGTCGATAATGTCCTTTGGAAGAATTGTGATTGACCCAATGCCCTGAGCGACCCACGGAGCAAACCTTAAACCAAACATTCCTGAGCGGAATTCAGAAAACGTGCAAGCATAAATATTGGTTCCGTTCGGAAGACCCTCGACCTTAGATGCGTCTGCCATAGAAACCTTGGGATCATTGGAATTCCCATACCCATTTACGTTGTCTAGGTTTGTTGTCGAAGCAACAACCACGATGTAGTCAAAATTGGGAACATCAGCAAGCAATCGGCGATAGGTCCGAATAATCTGGTGCTCGGACCCCATGTCCAATCCCTCGGGCTGAGTCAACCAGTTCTTGCCGTAGTTATCAAATGAATCGGTTGCAGCAATACCCATATGCCCACGCTCAAGATAACTACGACCAAAGTTAATGCGCTGGTAATATGTTGACCAAACATCAAGTTGAAGTGTCAACTGGGTGGTGTTTGGAGCAATGTAGTCAATACTGGTAATGAAATAGAAAAACACGCTAGGCGTATATCCCTCAAAACCAATGTTGTTAACGGGGCGCCCGGGATTCTCAACCATCACATAATTGTACTGATTCGCCTTAGTGAAAGGCGTAGGAATACGAATCGGCTTACCCTGTGCAAGATAAGTCATCTGATTGATCTCAACCTTATGCAGGTTGTTAAAAGACTTAACATAAGCATGTGGAGTGTGCCCATATGACTTCCAGTCAACAATATCCCGATACGTGTTATCGAAAGGCACATTGACCATCGTAATAACAGAACCGGCAGACCACACAGAGTAATCAAACGACAACCCCGCTCGAGTCTCGGGCGGCATCGCATAAATCTCAGACATATCATCCTCCTTCAAGTCCAAGCATAGCAGAACCGGGCGCCCAAGTGGACGCCCGGTTCCGTGTTGATTCAGGTGTTACTTCTTGACCTGAATGCTAATCTCCTTATTAAGCGGCTTGTTGCCGTCCGCACCCTTAGTATCAACATTCACACCAAGAGTAAGGAACGCCTCAGGCTCATCGGGCCCGATAGTAAGAACACCATCGTTGGAAATCTTGGTGCCCTTAGACTTAGCATTCTTGAGGTACCAGTCAGTTGCGTAACCCTTATTCGCGGGCACCGTCTTCCACTGAATAGACGCCTGACGCACCGCCGCCGGGGGCATGATTGTCGACTGACTACCGTCCGGCCTAGTCACAATCAGCGCGTTAATCTCGGCATTCGTCTCAGCCTTAGGCGTCACCACAACCGTGTTCGGCTTAGTGCCGAACGCGATAGCCGGGGTGAACGGCGAGGCGCTCATGACCGACCAGTGATGCAGCCAGAAATTATCATACAAGCCCTCAGGGTTAGAAATGCTCCGGTTCTCAAGAAGAATATCCTTGATAACGAAGAACTGCTTGCTAGTCAGAATAGCCGACGTGTCAGCCATCCCCAGCGCCTCTCCTGGGACCGTGATGATGTGAGACGGTGCCTCGGCATCGCTCCGGTTAAACGCGGCGGACAGAGACGTCACGTCAACGTTCGCCTTAAACTCCGGAGTCGCAATAAGCACCAAGTCCTCGGGACGTGCGAACGAGTGCACAGCGGCGCTGTTAAATGCGGGAGTCGGGTACTGCATCTTATTCGCAGCAACCCTCAGTGCCTTGAGCGCCGCGTCGACCTTAGCCTTGTCTGGCTCAAAGGAATTCATGTCAGAAATCTGCATGCGATAGAAGCCGAACTTGTCGTCGAAAGTCTTAAACAACTTCGTCATGCTAAGGAACTCGGACCACTGGTCAGACGACGCAGCAACAGCCATAATCTGAGAAATCATCTCAGAAAGACCGTTGTCCGAAAGGAAGGCGCGGCGAAGCACGTCGCGGTTAATCGTGATCTTAAACTTTTCCTTACGGTTAATCGTGTGAAAAGCACTCTTTGAGGGCGGCGGGGCCTGCCCGAACACGTCGCGCTCGAGATAGTCGCGCTGCTCCTCATAAATGGTGGGCTTAATAAAGTCGAGGTGAACCTCTTCAATGGTGTCACCAAAATTCATCATGCCCTGCTTGAATACCGCGAGCGGATTCTTCCATGAAATATCGCGTACGATGGTAGAACCAATGCGGTTAATCAGAGAGGACATGAATTCGTTGCGGGTAATGTTGTCTGACATGATTCCCGCAATAGTCTCCTGAATATTGGCCTTAGTGGCCTCAGGAACCATGTTCTGGTAATCATAACGCGCATCGCTACGAATGGCGTTAAGAATGTCGATGTTTGTAGTGTCGTCACGCAACTGTGGCATTGTCACTTCCCCCTAAATAGTTCATTAATTGACTTAGGTTTCCAATTAGAATCGGGAACTTTATCATTCCCCGAGTCGCCACTAGAAAACAATCCTGAAAGACCAGCAAGCGTTCTTCCGGTACTCGCCGCCGCCTTCCGGTCAATGCCCATACCGTCAACTATAGCATTCCCCGCGTCCTTGGCGGCCGTGCCGCCCAACTCGACGGCAGCACCGCCGACGTCGCCAACGCCCTTGAGCACCGCCTTAGCGTCATCCTTCGTGTTCTCAGCCGCCTGTTTAACATCGTCCAGCGTCATCTCCTTAGACGCCGGAACGTCGTCCCCAGCAAACGGATTACCCGTCTCACGCTCAGTTGGGGTAAGTTGCTCACCAAGACGATTCTCGAGTTCAGCCTGCAACGCGGAAACCTTCTCACCAAAAACGTCCGTGAGATGCTTCCAAGCCGCCTTAGTATCCTTGAAATGGTCAACATCCGCAGGGTCCTTAGGGGCCCCTTCAAGCATGTTTCCATCGTCAGGGGAAACAGCCTTCTTGTCACCATCAGAATCACCAGGATCAAACACATCCTGACCCGTCAGCCCCGATTCCTCGCGCTGCTGCGGTGTGAGATTCTCGGCCGCCTTGTTCCGAGTCTGGGCGTCATCCATGGACTGCTGCGGGTCACCCTCAGTCCTGCGCTCAGTAAGTGAACGGCCGCCGTGCTCGGCCTTGTCCTGCTTAATGGACTCAGCGTTCTTAGCGTCGACCTTCGCCTTATTCGCCTTGCGCTGTGACTCATTCATCGGGGAGCCGTCGGGATTCAGCCCCTTAAGTGCATTCTTTTCAGCATCAGATAGTGCCATTTTTCCTCCTAAAGCGGTAGGCTAGGAACTTGCGTTCCTAGCCTACCATAAATACCCAATCATCCGAAAGCAACCCCGAGGGCTGCTACCCAACTAAGCCAGGCCCAGTTCATTAGGTTGCTTCCTAGCAATTAGTCGAAATTACTTGTCGGACTTGGGAGCATTCTTTGCAATATGCTCAATAATGGCGTCCTGAACGATCTCGGAAACATTCTTGCGGAGAGTCCAATGCATCTCCTCAAGGTCTGCGATAACACTCTTCTCAAGACGGAACTTGACAGTAGCCTTAGTAGAAACGGGGCGTGCCATGATTACCAACCCTAATCAATCTTCAATGTGAATGTTGTGTCTCGGAGGACTGTTCCTCCGGGAACCCTTACAGGAATCAGTTTACCATTCCAAGTGCCGCCATGCAACATGTCGTCTAACGTCAATGTGGCGGCCACGTTGCGAGGCATGCCCGCAATGTGTACATCTAGTTTACCATCAATCTCCTCCGCATACTGCTTCGCTCGAATGTAAACGGACTTTGTGAAAGAACTCTCATGCTTCCAGGCCCCCAATTCCACGGGGTCGACCCATAGCGAGTCCGGAGGAGTGGTGGGACCAATAAGGTGCAAAGAATCGGTGTCAGCATATGCAAATGTTTCGTAATTGTCTTGCGCTGCGCTAATTGTTTTCTTTCGAGCATATGCAGTAATGAAAACACCCATCGGTGTATAAACGGGGTCGCGCATTTCAGGTTCATTCATTACAAGAGATACACGGTTATCTTTTAATGTAGGATGTTTCCCTGTAATATCGGGGTTAGTTGCAAACTTTCCATACAAACTGTTTAAGTGTAGTTTAGCAATTTGTCTTAGTCCTCCGGTGCTGTTCTTTTTGATTTCCATAAAATGGTCTACGTATTTATCGAAAAACCCGTGTGATCCCCTGAACTCAAATGTTCCGTTCCACGAATAAATTTTAAAGTCATAGTGCTTTTTCCATAATTCAATATCAATATTCGTTGCCACCACCGTCGTGGGCTCTTTTACTTCTTCAAGATATTGTGTGGGATTAAATGAAAGGTTCTTTTTAATCTGAATGCAAGGAATGTGATTCGGCTTTAGTTTTGCGGTAAACGTAATCGATGCAATATATAGCGGGCGATTAGTTCTAGGTGCCCCGTCAGAATAAATTGGATCGCCGTAAGGGAGTAGTGCTGTTCGCATTACTGAGGGGTAGAGCGAATTAACATCATACACAGTCCCAGCACCATTCAGTTTCTTTGAATACCTCGGGTCGGCATAAGTAAATCCTCCGCGGTATGCCTTTCGTATTTCACTGTCGATTTCAGGTGAAAGAATTGGGAATCTTCGAATAAACAGTTTCCCTGTCATCTTCTTGTATGTTGCAAGAGAATCGCTACCCGCTGTCAGTTTAGTCATCTTCTCTTCAAACTGAACTTCTAGTGCTTGGGCTACAATTGCTACATCGTTTCGCTGATATCGCTTTTCTTGCTCTGTTGGAATATATCCTAGGGGTCTGTGCTTTTCGTAATCAATCTCAAGTTTTTGGTCATGCAAATTAAATGCTTTAGCGATTGCGCTGACCGACATTGGCAATTTCTTAAATGAATCCCTAAACTCAACCCTATATCCCGTTTCGAAAACAACCGTGATTGAATAATACTTGCCCATACGTGAAATCAGGGAAGTAAATTCCTTGACCCCCGGATTTTCTTTTACCCATTTATAACCATGCTTCAATAGCCAATCAAGAATAAAAGTGCCATCAAAGGCAAGGTTGTGAAAATAAATGTGTGCTGCGCGTTCAGCAATATGAGACATAAACCCATCAAGAGAAATACCGTCAACGTAGTTCTGTAGTTTCCCTACCTGGATGATGCCCCACGACCAAACACGACAATCGTCCTCAACTGTCGTCGTCTCAAAATCCGCACAAAACGAGGGGACCTTCTTGTGACTGCGCCTAACGCCGCCCCTTGCGGGACTTGCGCTTGTTGATTGGCGAACCACTGAAATCGTCCTCCGGTTTAATCTTAACTTGCTTTATCTCTTTAAGTAGAGACTTAATGCTAGAGTCGGCTTCCTCTACGTCGTCATACCAAAGATCCTGACCTGCTCGTTTTCTATCGAAGTAACCTTCTTTTGCTGCCTCGTACATGAGAGACAGTTGATTGGCAAAATCGCCATTAACAGTCCACATTAGCCATAGTACGTCGTCGGGAATGTCTGTAAGAATGTCATACAATTCAGGGTCACCGATGACGTCCAGCATTGCGGCGATCTGTTGTTTTGCTGCCGTCAACTTTTCTTGCTTGGCTGCCTTGCTGAGGGAATCCAAAACAACATTAGTTTTCTCTCGCATTGCTTCGGCGGACTCGAAATTAACGGTGCGCTTATTAGGATTCATTCTCTCGAGCGCATAATGTGAACCTCCGGGCAAATAAGACTTTGACGGTCGAAAATCCCTAATCCAATCTCCCACCGTAACGTCACCCATGTAGGGCAACTTAGTCCCCGCTACACTGCGTTCATAAGCGTCAATATCCTCATTATAGCGACGCACAGCATCGCGATAACGGCGAACGTCTTTAGCAGAAATGGGATTACCTTTACGGTCAGAATAATACCACACACTATCAGAATTATTAAACTCGCTAAGACGCTCAAGTTCTCTCGCCGCATTCTTCAACGTCACCTTCCCAACAGCCGACTTACCCAAAGGATCATACTTCGTCCCACGAATATCAGCGCCGTCATCGCTAGTAGCCATCTTATACATCTTACGCACAGCACGATCGCGCTCAACCTGCAACAAATCACGCGCCCTATCCAAATCAGAACGATGCTGCTCCCTGGCACTCGCCTTAGCCGACTTGACCTTAACCTTACCCTGCTCCTCGGACAAAGTATCCGGCAAAGGACTAAAATCAAGCCCACCAACAAAATCCCGAATCTCAGACGCAGTATTCCGAACATGCTTCGCGCCACGCTTAAATGACCGATAATGCTTACCCCAATGAGACTTAACCAAACCAATCACCCCCCGCCCCCTAAGGGGACAGGGGGCAACTAGTATCCTACAGGACCACTCAGGCCAGCGTCACAGTCGTGTACTCACGACCCCGACCAGACTTAGCCGACCCAATCTCAACAGCCACCGGCTCCGGCCACGACTTAACGTCACCCAGAATATCCACAAGCCGCTGAATCTGCGCCACAACCGTCTGAGACGAAGTGCCATAAGCATTCCCGTCCTTGTCAATCACCGTGATAGCCCGACGAGTCTCAACCTCACCAGTATCCGTGTCAACCACATCATCCTCAGTAATGACAATATCCTTGATCTCAATCTTCTTGCCACGCAGTTCCTTGAAAGAAACAGCAGAATTCTGAGCGGTGAAAAAAGCCTTCTTGCCAGCGAAGTCGTCGGAGAGAGAAGAGTAAACAACAGCCATGATCGTTTCCTTTCGTGTATGGCTAGGTTTCATTTCGTGTTCTGGTATTACCCGCCCAGCCGGGAATCTAAAAGAGTGGTTCTGCGTTAATGTCTTCAGGAACCAATATGAAATTATCGTGTGTTAATGCCATGCAGACAATAGATGGTGTAGAAACATCATTCTGATACACACCATTGTGTTCTGGCACGCTCAGTGTATGTGTGTATGCATTATCCGTTCTCGTAATGGTAACTCGGTGTCCCGTTCCCTGAACAGCGAATACTCTTACATTCGGGTTATTGGTGAGATATCGTTTAACTAGTAGGCGTTTAGATGCCAGACAATTAAAGTAAACTCTCACATAAAAATCATGGTCAACGTGAGAATCCCAGCCACCCATAACAACCAACTCCCAACCCTAGACACAACCTTAGCCACAATCATACCCCCAGCCACACCGACAGCAACCCCGCCCGCAGTAAGCCGATCACCATGACGCCGCACGTCACCACAAGTACAAACCGGATGAATATCAACAGAATTGTATCGTTCATTTTCCTGCCAGCCCATTTCCTTGTCGATCCAAATAAGTTCGCCGTTAATGTTTTCCCACATTATAGTGATCCTAATGTTGGTCTTGTTACGTAAAAGATAATTTGTGCTCTTGAATAAAACCAGAGATTCTTTTCTGCATCATACCAATAATCGCCACGCCTTTCTACTTTAAGGTGTCTTGACCCATGTGTGATAATAGCGATAGCGCCGTTATCGCTAACAACACACCCTTCCTCTTTAAGCAACGCGTCCAACGTGGGACCTAGAACGCTATTTTTCATCATACATCAAATCCAAACATTCGCTCAAATTCGCTACATAGCGAATCAAGGTCACCATCGTTTCTGAACACTGTTGAATTAGTGGCGCCCGAAATAAACCCGTAGGTTGCACTATTGGTGTTGTAAAACCACTCAACATAATAACCTGGCACCGACGCGTGAAAACTATGAATCTTCGGCCTAATTGTGGCGTTGAGAATTTTGAGTTTGTGAATAATTTGTGGGTGAATGTATGTCGCACCATAATTAATTGAATCACAATGGAAGCGATTCGTTGTCGCTCGTGAATTAGTTGAATTCATCTCAGTTCCTTCCATTCCCGGCGGGCCCGTCCCGCTCCGTTCATGTATTAATAATGCACCCTAGTTCTCCGGCAGTCAAGTTATCTGCACGTGAACTACA